TTATGCTGTCAAACCAAGCTCCCGCAGGCATTCGCGGAACATTGTGCCGGCGCTCTTATAGCCGAAAATTTTTCTGGGATAGCTGTTGATCCAGTTCTCCGTAGCCGCGATTTCCTCTGCCGTGACCTTTGAGAAGTCTGTGCCTTTCGGGTGCCTGCGGCGAATCATGCCGTTCACATTCTCATTGCTCCCGCGTTCCCAAGAAGAATACGGATGACAATAGTACACCTTCGTCCGCTTATCTCCGGTGATGCAGGACTGTTCCAGCTGGTCGGCCAATGCAAACTCACTGCCGTTGTCCACTGTGATGCTCTTATAGATAATGCCAAACTTCTCTGCACCTAACTTCCGTTCCAGTGCATTGATTGCCCGCACGGTCGTCTCTGCGCGGCGATCTGGCACCACTATAATATTTTCGTTCCGGGTCTTTCGCTCAGTCAGCACTAGCAGCGCAACCGTGCTTTTCTTCTTGCCAGAATACACCGTGTCCATTTCCCAGTGTCCAAATTCTTCACGGTCTTTTACTTCCGCCGGGCGTTTTTCGATGCTCTCACCGGCAGGCGCACGAGCAGGATCCTTTGTTTTCACCTTTTTATAGTCGCCCTTATGCACTCCATGTCTGGGCAGAGCCTTTTGCGTCAAGTTCAGGAACACGCCCTTTTTGATGTAGCTGTATATGGTAGGCACCGATATATGCGTTTTGAATGTCCGTCCTTCTTCCATGGCATAACCATACACCGCAGCCGGTGAGCAGTCCTTATCTATAATGGTCTGCTCGATATAGCTTGCAAGCTCATGATCCTTGCCGATTTTAAGGTTTGGCCCCTTTTCCCGAAGATGTGCCTGATACCTTTGCTCTGCAATGTCCGGGCTGTATGTAGGAATCAGCTTCCACGTCTTACCGTCCAGCTTGTCATAACTGCCGCGCTTCAATTCCCGGTACACCGTGGACGGGTCCACCCGCAGCCTGTCTGCGATTTCCTTTACTCTCAGCCCATCTTTCAACCACTTTTCGATACGGATTCGGTCTGTAAGCGTAAGCTGTTTGAACACTCGCACGCCGTTTTCCTCCTTCCGACTATGGCGTTTATTTTCGTTTTAAGCGTAAATTATACGGTGTACCGTTGTCAATTCGCAAACTTTCCACACTTTGCACATTTCCTTTGTGCAAAACTTCCAGACAAACAAAAAATCCCCCGCCAGCAATCCATCAGGATGCCAGCGGGGGATTTTCATTTCAGTGCAGAAGCATCGTCAGTCCATAGGCCACAAGGCCGGAAACCAACGCCGCAATCACAGCCCACCAAAGTTTGTTCCCAAATGTTCCGGGGGCTTTTTCCAGCGCGGTCAGGCGGTCCTCCTGCTTTTTGTTTTGAGCCGTTACAATTTCAAGGCTCTTGTTTGTGTTTTCGAGTTGCTGGATGGTCAACTTGATATTGGTGTTCATGCCGTTTACTGCATCGGTCAGCTTCCCCAGCTCGTCCAGCCGGTGGGTGTTGCTCTGTGCACGGTTTTCGACCGCTGTCAGGCGATGTTCCAGTTCCTCGTCAGTCATTACGCTTGTCCTCCCCCGCCTTACCGAAACGGGCCACAGTAGTGGTTTCTGTGGATTTCTTCACCATGTAATCTTCAAGTTTTTTCTTGGTAAAGTCGAACACGAGCTGCACAATCCAATCCAGCGTCCGCTCATTGATTGCCCAGTCCAGCCAGTCCGGGGTGTACCCGCGCAGTACGGCAATGACATGGGCTTTCTTTTCTGCGCCTGCGCCACTACCGAACTTTTCCTCTGCGTTGACGATCCACTTGTACACGGTCTTTGCGACCACAAGGCCGTAACCCAGACGTACCGCCGCCAGCGCCGTGACCACAAGGCCGACCACCATGAAGATGCAGGCCAGCCATTCAGGGAATGCCATCAGAAAAACTTTCAGAATGTTCTCCATACTGTTTTCCTCCTACTTTCAGCTTACCCACCGGCTCTTTGCCGTGCGGGTGTCGATATGTACCCAGCCAGCAGGGCGGCCCGCCTTTACAGGATAGCGCCCGATGCCGCCACGATTCGGCAGTAGGGTCTCGGCATAGGCAGCCACAGCTTCAACACCCACGCCCTGCACCCGGATGTCCGCAGCCTTGCCGTAACAATGCTGGCTGTAGGTCGCCCCCTTCACCGCCTTGTTGTGGGCGGCGGTACGGTATGCACTCGTGATCGTCACAGACTTCCCGAAATGATCCCGGATTTTCTGCAGCAGGGTCACAAGCTCATCGTCAATAAAGATCGGGTCACTCCCATCCTTGCAGCGGAACTCCTTCACCGCAAAATTTGCGGAGAGTTTTCTGTTCCCGTCCTTCGCATACGAATAGGCTTTAATCGCCATTGCTACCATCTCCCTTCATGCCCGGATCAGCCCCGCACCCGCGCATGGCACAGTCCACCATGAGCACCCCGAACTCTGCACGCTCGGTGCTCATGTTCTCGCCCTGCGCTTCAAGCCGGGTCAACAGCTTCTCACACAGCTCAGGCCACGTCATAGTCGTCACCGGTGATGCGCTTGTAATCCTCGGCGGTGATCTCGCCCTTGTTTACGCGCCCGGCCAGAACTTTCTTCACGCCAACGCGGCGGGATGCGGGCATCTCTGCCCAAGTCTTAGTGCCTGCAATCAGGCGGTTTGCCCAGATAATGTTCATGGTGATACCTCCTTATTCCTTGTTCAGCGCTGCGTCCAGCTCACACAGCGCGGTTTCGATGTCGGTCAAGCGCTTCTCGTTGGCCGCGTCCTGTTCGCACAGGGCATCTTCCATTTCAGCCACACGGTCGGGCAACTGTTCGTGCTCCTGCTGCTTCTTGGCTGCGGCTTCCTTCTCCTGCCGGGTGGGTAGATCGTCCTTTTTCCACTGAATCATGGTGACTGTCCTCCTTACTGGAATGCGCCGGAGACGGCTTCGATGTAGCCGCCCTCGCCGGATTCGCCGCGCTCCACGCTGACGCGGAAGTTAAACGCCGCGCCGTTGGTGGCGGTCTTATTCTCAAAGACGATGTTCACGCCTTTTTTTACCTCGGTCGTGGCATCCTGCCAGACCGGGGAGCTGTCGAGTGCGTTGTTGGTCACTTCGGCTTTGAACTTCGCATCATCGGGGATGGAGCCGGTCACCTGAAGCACGGCAACGGTAATGTCGCCCTCAACGGCCAACGGTTCAGCCAGCGTCACGCTTGCGGCGTGGACGGCCTTGGTAAAGGTCGCGGACGTGCTGACGGTTTCCTTGCCGTCGCTCACCTCAACGGTGATGGTGTGGTTGCCGTTCAGGATTTTCTGGAATCCGGCAGCGCTGGCCGTCTGCTCAAAGGTCAGGGCCGTGCCGCTGGCAACGCCGGTGCGGGTCTTGGTGGTCTTGCCGTCCAGCTTTTCGGTGACGGTCAAGGTGTCGCCGTCGGCATCCCTGACGGTGTACTTCCACGCAAAGGCCGCGTTCTTCCGCCCCAGAGCTGCGCCGTCCGTGCTGACGGTAGGTGCAGTGTTGACACTGACCGTGCCATCGTCAGAGACCACGAGTGTAGAGGGAAGAATGAAAGCGGGGCGAACACCACAGGAGTAGTCGTACCAGTAGCCGTAGCGGGAGCCATCGGTGCTGACGTACCAGACGTAGTAGTCATCGCTGGTGCGCGGAGAGCGCAGCCACCAAATGGCAGCGGAGCTGCCGTTGTAGGCGACACGCTTGCTGTTGCCGCCAGAGCTGTTGCCAAAGTACGCCAGCCGAACACCATCCTTGGGGAAATAGCCGTTGTCGCTGGTCGTCCAGCCAACCTCATAACCAGACAGCAGGAATACTTTCGTGTTCAGGCCATTGGAGCCGGTGGCAAGGCTGCCGCCGGAACCAGTGCCGTTCTGGTACGGGATTTTCACCTGCTTAATAGCTGCCCGGATGTTGCTGTCGATGAGGTTGTAGAATGTTCCGTTCAGGTATGTGTGGATGCTGGAATCCTTGTAGGAGTTATTGTTGCCGAACGTGGACGTTGTGTAGATGTCCTTCATCAGCAGCCATGTTCCGGCGCAACTCGAATCATAGGTGCCGGTATTCGGATTGCCCTGCTGCACGACAATAAAATCTTTGGACGCGCCGTTGACCTTGATTTTGACAATGCTGCCAACGGCTTTTGTGCCCAGTTTTACGTTTGCCATTGTTACCTCCTTGTTTTCGTTCAGGCCCACGGCATGATCTCCGCAGGCCGCGTGTTCTGCGATACAGAGAAGGACAGGGCGTAGTAAGCACCTGGGCGGCCATCCATTCTTCGCGGCGGGTGGTCATGTCGTTCAGCTGGTTGTATTCCTCGATCAGCTTTTCCGCTGCACGGTCTGCCGGGGTTCGGCCAGAGAACAGATCCTCACCGGGCAGGCGTTCCATGTACTGGTCCGCCGTGCTGATGGTTGCCGGGTTGATGAGGGGCGGTGCATAAGATTTGGTTTCATAGCCCTCACTCTGCACGATCTCGCCGCCAGCCAGCGGATGGATGAATGCAGCCATCTTACGGTTGCCCTTGACAATATCAATGTCAACGCGGCGGGTCGGAAAGGTTTTCACGTTGGAGAAGAAGCGGTCACGCAGGAAAGTGCGGATCGGCGGGGTAGTACGAACAACCTCGATCAGGTGCCGAGGCTCATAAATGCTTACTTCATTAGCCATAAATATTGTCCTCCTTACTTCAGGAAAATGCCCAGGTTGCGCAGAGGAACTTCAACGTCATCCACGCTCACGTTCTTCGGCAGCACAAGGCCGGCAGCGAAAAATTCACCGGTCAGGTAAATCGGTACTTCCTTGTCTGCATCTGCGCTGTCGGCAGTGATGCCATACAGACCAGTAAGAACCGCCTGGCCCGCACCGGCTGCGGCTGCAACCGGCTTCACCTTTCCGCCCTCAATCAGAACAGGGGCGTGTGCTTCAACCGCTGCGCTGGCCGTCTTGGTGGCCTTTGCGATGCCGATGTCGGTTCCGGCAATGAAATATTCCGGGGCCGTGCTGAAATCTTTTCTTGCAAGATCCATGCTCATAGTTCCGTCCTCCTTACTTCACGCCGTTAGCCTTGCGGATTGCATTCATGAATGCCTTGCTTTCCTCATCCTCGGCTTCAGGGTTTGCGGGCGGCGTGTTGTCGATGCTGTTGGCGTTGGAGTTCTCCGCAGCCTCCTTTGCATTCTTCAGGTATTTCTTGCTCTGCTCCTGCTGTTTTGCCTTCATGCTGGCAATGACAGCCTTTGCAAAGGACGCAGAATCAACGGGCTTCGTAAACTTCGCCTCGTTGGCCTGATCCTCTGCACCGGGCAGAGTTGCATTCTCGATCTCCTGAATGCGGGTACGCTCGGCAGTGGTAGCCTCGTTCTCGATGTTGGCTACCAGATCCGGGTACGCCTTGCGGAGATCATCCGTGGTCTTGATGTCCATGTCTTTTACCTCCCCATGGTCATTGCGTTCCGGCTTTTCCGCCGGGTTCATATTTTCAGGCCGGTTCACAGGTTTTTCCGTGACCCGACTTCTGACAAAATTGGGCGCTTCGTTGAACGGGGTGTTCATGCTGATACTGTTGACGAACAGAACACCATTGCGATTTTCCACAACGGAATCTTCTGCATCGTCATCCACCTCGTCCACGAAGCCTTTTTCTTTGGCTTCCGTTGCCGTCCACCAGTTTGTTTCATCCATCCACTTGGCGCATTCATCCTCAGTTTTACCGGACTTCTTGGCGTACAGAGCAATGATGCTGCTGCGGATGGTCTCAAGCGCTTTCAGGCAGTTCTTCATATCCTCTGCGGTCAGGTAATCGCAAACGCCCATGCTGACCGGATGGACCATGTAGCTGCCGTCTGCTGCGGCCACAACTTTGTCTGCATGGCAGGCAACGATAGTGGCAGCACTTGCACACAACCCGTCAATGTGGGCAGTCACGGTGGCGGCATTGCGTTCCAGCATATTGCCAATGGCCTGGGCCGCGAAAACATCACCACCGCCGGAGTTGATGTACACGGTGATTTCTTTCACATCGCCCAGGGCGGCAAGATCATCCGCAAACCGTTTCGGGGTCGCTGCATCCTCCCACCAGCTGCGCTCAGAAATATCGCCATAAAGCAGCAGTTCCGCCTTCTGGTCATCGTCGGCCAGATTGCGGAACTGCCAGAACTTATTATTCGTTGACTTGGGGTTCGTCTGGGAATTGGCTTTGCCCATTGCAGCCTACCTCCTTCATTTTTTCCATCTCACTTTTGCGCTGCCTCATATTGGCCCGCCAGCTTCCGCCGGTCATCTGCGCCGTTTCCTGCTCGGCAGTGGAAATGCCCTGTTCCATGCGCAGGATAGCCGCCTCGATTTCTTTCTTCGCATCCAGATTGGTGCGTGCCGGGCCGTTCCAGTTACAGGCCATATAGGCTTTTGCAACGGCCGGATCATCGAAGAAGCCCGGCGCATGGATACGTCCACGGGCTACCGCTTCGGCAAACCACTTTTCGTAGGTCGGCTGGCAGAAGTCCGCCGCAAAGCTGTCCCGCATCACATCGCACGTTCTCCAAAACTCGTTCAGAGAACCGCGGCTTGCGGAGTAGTTGGAGCTGAACTTCTTATAAAGCACCTCGCTGGGCACTTCAATACCCGTCGCCACCTGGTTGGACATGGCTGACATAAAGCCGTCATATGTCGTGGTCGGATGTTTCGGGTCAAACGTGTCCGGTGTTTCGCCGGGTGCAAGGTCAAACACCGCAGACGGCGCAAGGTTGATTGCCAGTTCATCAGGCGGAGTGTTCGGGTCCTCCGCCTTGTCGGACGGATCCTCACCAAACGGTGCTCCGCTGACCGGGTTATCATGCTTGATAAACAGCGTGATAGATGATGCCACGATGGCCGCGGCCAACTCTGCATCCGTATATCTGCCCATCTGCTTCATCGTGGGCAGTACCGGTGCCAGCAGGGGAACGCCGCGCCGCTGCCCGGCACGTTCCCTCTGGGTGACACACAGGATGTTCGGTTCTCCCGTTTCTTTGTCGCGGGCTTCTACCCGCGTCCATGTCAGGGGCAGCGGATTATCATATGCTTCACCGTGTCCCATCAAGTGACTATCTTCATAACGGTAACTGCCATCCGGCTTTTTGATGTACTGCCCAGCCTTGCAAACGTCATGGAGTAACGCGGCGGTCAAGACTGCGCCTTTATTGCATTTTGCAAACTGCGGCATCTTGTCGCATAATTCCAGGGCGGCTCTTGCCACATTGAGAGAATGCATCACCAGACCGCCGGGGACATTCAGGTGATGCTTCGCGCTGGCCGGGGAATTGTAAAAGTCCAGTTCTTCCAGCACCCGCATCAGTGCCATACCGCCGCGCCTACCCTCAATAGCCTGTACCAAAAGGCTGTTGAACTGGTCTTTCAGCGAGATTCTTGTTGCTTCATCCATAGGTCGTTCCCACCTTTCAATCCCAGTCCCGGACTTCATTGTTCCAGTCATAAGCCTTGTTGACCAAAGTGTCCAGCAACACCGGCACTGCCCATGCAACGGCAATGAGATCTGGGTTGTAATTGATTTTGAACAGCCAGCAGACACCCCAGATCAGGGTTGAAAAAATGCCATACAGCACGCCGAACACCAGCAGGCTTTCTCCCAGGTGCAGCGCATCGCGGCGGAAGCGCCGCCAGTTGAATGTCTTGTTGAAGTTGTTGATTGCTCTGTGAAGTTTTTCAAGAATCATTTTTTCTTTCCTTCCATGTGAAACAGGCTTGTTTGACTTGTGTACTCAGAAAACCGTTCTTCTTCCAACTGGAAATAGAACGGATCAATTTCAAATCCGATAAAGCCAAGCCCCGCCTCATATGCTGCTATGCGGCTGCTTCCGCTTCCGAGGTGGGTGTCAAGGATCTTCTGCCCTGGCTCTGCATAGTTTTTGAAAATCCAGTCATAAAGAGCAACCGGCTTCTGCGTTGGGTGGATTCGCTTTTCGTTCAAGCTCTTGTTTCCCTGCATGGTGTCGCCTTCTGTGATGCTTTTTCCCTGCATCATGCCGGACCACATATACCGGAACATTCTCACTGAGGAAAACAAATTTGTCGCCGCAATCTCGCAATCTGAAAAGCTAGAATTTCCATTGCACTTGTCCCACACGATCCGCCCGGTAGGAAACTGGTAGTCAAAATAGTTGCAGCCCCATACAATATAGTGGCGGCACACTCGAAACAGCTCCTTAAAATACTCCGGCTCTGGTTTACTCCAAGCAGGAGAGACGGGGTAGTCACGGTGTACGCCTATTTTGCTGACTTTGGATCCGTAAAAGCCTCTGCGTTCCGGACCAGAGAAATACGGCGGATCCACAACCGCCAGATCAAAATAATTATCCGGGAACAGTTCCATTGCCGGCAGGCAGTCCATGTTATAGCAATGGTTCAGCTTAAACACTTCTCCCATGCCTTACTCCGCCGGGCAATCCGCCCGATACCTGAACCGCTGCTTTGCGTTGTATAATCGCTGCTGCCCAAGCTCTGCACTATATCCTGCGCGACCATTGGCATCCATCTTTCCAGTGTCACCGCGCTTCAGTTCCTTATAGATGGTGGAATAGTTGAAGCTCATCGCCCTGGCGATTCCGGCAACACTCTGTCCGGCATTGTACCGGGCTTCCAGCACCTTGCGGTCATCCCGCGTCATGTGTTTTGCCATTCCTGTTCCCTCGCTTTCCTGAAAAATGCGCAAAAAAATAACGCAAGAGAATCCGCTAAGATTTCTCTTGCGTTTTCTCTTGCGTTTATTTTACAAATTCAGCGACTTTTTTGCACTTTTTTCTGGAAAGTCCTTCTCTCCGCCCCGGAAAACGAACAAACCCGGCAGAAAACTCTGCCGGGCCGTTTCTGATTCCTCCAGCCTCACCTGGGAATGGGCGTTCCGGCTCCCGCAGGACAGCTGCTTTCCGCAAAAGCAGCTGTCAGAGCCAGAGCTCCAGGACAAGGCTTATCTGCATCGCATCCGAAAGACACGATGAAACAAATTTACTGGACAAAGTAAATGCCGTCGGCACCCTCCACATCCGAGATGGCGACCATGAGCAGCTCGCCCTCGTCCGTCCAGGTAAAGATGCAGGCGTAGCGCAG